TACTTGCGGCGTCAACATCAATACCACCAGCTAAAGTAAATAAATTTATAAAACCATCATTTGCAGCGTTTCTTAATTTTAAAATATTATTTGTTGTATCAGCATAAAATTGAAGTGCATAAGTGGTAGAAGGGGCGGACGAGCCAGAATTATTTGACGCTATAGCTTGTAAAACACTATTGATGTCTGCCCGGACGTTGGCGCCTGTGGAATTGTCAATTACGAAATCATGTTGTGCCATTTCCTAATCCAAAATTTCTTTAAGTATATCCTAATTCAACACTAACTACCACGCCCAAAACCTACAGCCGTATATCTAAAATTCCTATTAACAAAACTTGAGCCGTTTTTAATATCTATTGAAAAACCTGTTCCAGAAATATTTGACAATAAGAAAGTATCTCCCGCCTGTGCATTTTCTATAGAAATTCCTATTGATGGCAAAGCTGAACCCGCTGAAATACTTGTTCCGCTACTGCCCGTGAAAAACGAATTTTCAAAAACAACTGCCTTTTGTGAAGTGCCTGAAGCAATAACAGTCGTGCGGTTTTCTGTTCTTCTTTCTAGTTCTGCGCTATATCCTAATTGATCTATTTCGATTGATTGCGCGGGGTCATTTGATGTCATTTCACATTTGAATCTAAAACCACGCCCGATAAATGTTCCATTAGCAAAGGTATTAAAGGCTGTAAAATCTGCCCCAAAAGTACAATTTCCGCTGGTATTTAATGAAGTCGCAGAAGTCAAAGTAAAAGTGTTTACGTTAGGAACAGATTGTATTTGATATTCGCCATCGACTCCTGTTCCGCTTGTAAAGTCAACAACAACGAAACTTCCCGCATCATAACCATGAGAACTTTTTGTAATTGTTATTGTTGTACCAGAACCACCCGAACCATTGTTGATTGTATAAGTTCCAGAAGTCGAAACATTAGGGTCATTATCTGTTTGGCTGACAAGTAATTTTGCGTTAACATCAAACGCTGTCGCGGAATCTACGTCAGTCCATGTGTCTATATTTCCTGTTCTGCTATCAAATAAATCATTTGGATAAAAACCTTGAGTGACAAAATGACGTTTTAAAATCAAAGGTTGCTTTGTTCCTAAATCTAATTTATTTGCAAATTCATAAGAACCAGAAGAAGCAACATCGCCAGAAAAATCAAAATCTGAAAGTTGGTCAACATCTGCAACAGTATCAAATAAAACTGTTGAGTCTAAAACAAGACCATTTACATCATCACTAAAAAAAGCATTTACTTTTGTGCCAGCAAAAGGCGGCGAATCTGTATCTTCTCTGTCTGTAAAAACAGCAAGTTTTGGCAATGGGTCGGGCGTTGTAACAATTACAGATGTTTCCCCTTCGCTCAGTCTTCCGCCATCATCACGAAACTTAAGAATATATTCGCCGGTCAAAGCGGGAACAAGCGTTTCTGCAATACTTCCCGGCAAAGCGGGCAAAAGGTCAACTGAATTTGTAAATGTGCCAGTTCCATCTGTAAGGTTAGAATGTCTGACTATGACGTTTCCGCCGTGGGTCACGTCAATATCGGTTGCCTTGTCAAAACGTAGTCGTACAAACTGATCTGAAACAGGTTCAACAACTAAATTTGATACATTTTGCGGCCTTGCAGTTTTTCCTACAGCGTTAAATGTTAAATCGTTTGATGTTGCAGAAAGTTGCGCGTTAAGGTTGTAACTAAAAACTTGTATTTCATAAGTTCCTAATTGACTATTTATAATTTCAAAATCAGGACTTGAAACCTTTGTTGACACAAAATTTCCGTTATTAAAACGATAATTAACTTGATATTCAACAACTCCTGTTATTGGTTTCCAACTAATGATAATTTTTGAAACAGCTTGATTATTTATTGGAACAATTTTTTCTACCGCTGAAAGGTTAGAAGGCGGCGGTTGTAATTCATTAAGTATAGAAACATTTCTTACTGGTAAAGTCGCGCCATCTTCAATAAATGCGTATTTAGTATCAATGTAAGATAAAGCTGTAATCGTATAATTTATTGAATCTGTTTCTTCAACTGTTATTACTCTAAATTTTTGTGATTGAATTGTAGAATTTTGAATTAAATATATTGTGTTTGCGTTTGGGGTTTGTGAAAATGCAGCGCTAACAGTTACAACGCCATTTGAAATTGATGAAATATCTTTTGTTTCAACTGTGCCGTCTGGCAAAATTAATGATAGGGTCGGGCTGTTTGTCGTTGGTAAATCTGTATTTTCAGTATCGTCAACTGTAACAACTGTTGTTGAAGTAACGCTTTTTAATCTTCCTGAACGCCTTACACCCGCGCGAACTGGGTCATTGATTTCTATAACAGCGCCCGGCCTGACCATTAAACCACCTTCCATTGATGTTGTGAAAGTAACCATTTCAGATTCATTTGCTTCTGAAAATGCAATCGCCTTTGCTAATCTTTGCGCTTGCCCCCGCGATGTACACGCAAAAGCTTTTACCTGTTTTACAACACTTCCAATTTTTGCTGATAAAGTAGTATTTTCAAAAACTTCAAAATCTACATCTTGTGAATCCATATTGTAATAACTGACAGAGATTACAGAATGTCTTTGTTTTAGACTTGACCCTGAATAATTGAAACCATCACTCGAAATATTGGCAAGTGAGAAAAGAAATGAAGTGTCTTTTGGGGAATCTTGAGCCAATAATATAGAACCCGTTGACCATATCGGCATACAACGCATGACACCCGCAAGTTCATTTATCAAATCAAATGCAGAACTAGAAGATTGAATATTTACGTTGCAAGAAAATCTGGCCTCCTGTCCACCAAGGCCATCATCAACAAGAGTATTTGCAAATTTTGATGCGGTTACAAATGAAAATAAATCAAGATTTGAATCTGCAATGTGTGTTCCAAATCCATATCTTTCGGTAGTTAAAAGATCAAGCAAAATCATCGCAGGGCATGAACACCAAGTCGCGGCCTGAAAAGTACCTCCAAATATATAGCCATCAGGATAAACAATCCGGCCTGTTGCAGAATCAACAGTTGGCGTTCCTGAACTAGAAGCACCAGCGCCCGGAATCCTTACTTTGATACCACGGATACGGAATTTCCGGCGGGGGATTGCGCTGAATTGTTGAGAATCAATTCGTAATAAATTATATGCAGAGTTTAAATATCTATTTGAATCGTCAATAATTTCCGCAAATTGTGTAAATTGAAAAGAATCTATTAATGAACTATCTGTTGAATCTGCCGTAACTCTAATTACTCTAATATCAACAGGAAAAGAACCTGTTATTTTAACTGAATAATCTTTTTGATATGCGTCAGCGGTTCGACCTGTAACAGTATCGGAAATAACATCTGTAAAACCTCCTGAATTATATTGAACAGCAATTTTCAAATCAACAGTTGAGCCGAGAAGATCGCCTTCAGTTGTTGCTTTTTGAATTTGTGGAAATGTGACAGTTACTTTTATGCGATCAACATTTGTATTTGTAATTTGTCTTGTAACTGGCGAATCTGCTGTAACTGTAACGCCGACAGGCGTTATTGAAGAAGAACTTTCAACTCCATCAACTTTTGCTTGGTTTGAAGTTCCAAATCGCGGTGTGAATGTTACATTTTGAAAATTAAAGTCATTTGTTGAAGGATTGGACGAATTTGCAGATGCTTTTAAAACAGGTGTATCGTTAAGAAAGACGTCTTTCAAATACGCGTTTACATAAGCGGCTGAAGTGCGGTCTGTTATACCTTCCTTTGAAGCGCTTGCACTTCCCTCAATCTCTCCTTCTGATATAAGGTCAAGAAAACTTGCAAATTGCTTACTATGTAGTGTATCAGGGGTTCTTGTTGGTTGTCTTGGGGGCGGTGGCGAACTTCTTCCTCCAAACGAACCTCTAATAATTTTCTTATTATCGGTCATGCCTGCACCTGTTCGGTATCAGTTGAAGCACTTATAACAACAGAACCAGTAAAAATTTCTCCATATACAATCGGAACGGGCGTTCCGGCTCTGCTAGTCTGTTGCGTTCCTGAAAAACTGAACGACAAACGCGGGTCTTCTTCACTAGAAAATTCAGGCTGTTTTGGAACTGGAAAAAGCATCCCACTTACACCGCCCAAAACTAAACTTGCACCGATAAGGCCGAGAGCCGCCGAACCATAAGCCCCTGCCGCATATAAACCTGTCGCACCTATCAAACCACCTCCGCCCGCTAAACCCGCACCTGAACCGCCTGCAAAAAGCCCCGCACCCATCGGCGTAAATGACAAACCAATCAAGGCCACTCCAAGTAACACCTTTCCGAAATTACCCCCCGAACCTGAAATAACAGGTACAAAAGAAATATCTGATTTACCAACAGGATTGTGAAGCTCGTCTTGACCAATTTCATCATTATTAGCAATAACTTTATAATATCTATTTGCCATGTGACTTTCCAGTTGCGGAAAATTATTAATCAAAAAACTTACAGCTTGAGCAACATTAGAAACATTTATATCTTCAAATTCTTTATGGCCGATTTCTTTTGCCAGTTCTCCATATAATTTAATTTTGCGAAGCATAACGATACCGACCCCCTGTACATTTTAACAACCAAGGATTGTATG